TAGATGCAACCAAGGATGCGTTGAAGGTAGAGTATGCGGAAATATCGAAAGTAACTGTTATGGGACCGAAGACGATTGTAAAAATACCTGTAAAGGCTATAGATGCCAAAACTCTGAATGTAAGCAAGGGACTACTCCTTGTACTGCACAGGAAATTAAGGAAGAAAAATGCTTTTTAAGTTCTACTTGTGGAACTGGATGTGTAGCTACTTGCCAAACTGGATATATACGTGGAACATCGGGAACTGATGTTTGTATTCCATCAGTTAAACCAAAATGTGTCTCCTCCGATAATAATTATTATTATTATAAAGTAGCAGGAAAATCAAATAATGATACTTGGGGTAACGGAAACACATGTCATTCAGAAGACACTAATTGTCGTTGGAAAACTAAAAATGATTGTCAAAGCGAATTTGAAAATATAAATAAATGGATTCTAGGAAATAAAGATGTTGTTAATTCCGATTCAAATGGTCCTAGGTGTCAGGAAAATAAACAAACACGTTTAGGAAATGATGATCCTTGGAAAGATGACTTGAATGAACAAGGATATAAATGGTGGCTTCATATAACTGGTGATTTTAACAAAACAAATTTAACCGCTTATAATCCCCCCTCCCCAGACTCAGGAACTTGCTGGTCTGGGGATAATTGGAGAAGTAGTAACTGGTCTTGTAAAATGTGGAAAACTAAAGCAGATTGTGAACAAGAGTTGAGCAAGAAATTTTTTTTACAATAACTTAATTTTATTTCAAATCTAAATAAAATTTTATTCATCTAAACTTCCCCATCTAGCCGACCATTTCTCCTGATTATGCTTACGCTGTTGAAGAGCTATCAAATCTTCTCTATACGACTGTGTATCCTGCATAAACGATAAACAATATGGATAGCTACTAGGTCTATTAACTGTAGGATTCTCTGTATTTATAAGAGCTTTTCTATTATATTCTGGTTTCATCGCTCCCATAGGGTCTTTGTAAAGAACTGAACTTTCTTCGGCTTTTTCACTATAGACAGGCTTGTAAAAAGCATTTTCTATAGACTTATCTACATAGTAAAGAATCTGACCATCTCGTATTTTTTCATAGGGATTAAAACCTTTACCATAATCATCGTATTTTTTATTGTAAATATCACGCAAACGGACATTTCCATCTATAGGAACACTATCCAAAAGAGTATATTCAGCTCTAATCGCATTGAATTGCCTAGGATCTTTACTTAAATAAACCGTATCAGAACAAGGCGCAATAGGACATTCTTTCGAACATCTAGCAGCGTCAAATCCCTCAGCTATTTTGTCGGTGTAAACTTCTGGATTTAAATCGTATATTCCGGTCTTATCACAAGGTTGAATTTCCCTCTTTAATTCAACCTTATCATAACAATCAAAATATGGAGAATATCCACATCCACGCACTGATAAATTAGATTTTACACCATCTTTAGGTACTGGATAAGAAGGTAAACATGTTTCAGAAGGACATGATGTTTTAGGATATAAATAAACTATATCAGCCATTTATTTATAATAGATTTATTAGATTTTATACAGTTTTATGTATAAAAATTAAACACGTAAAATTCGTCTAATGCTTGTTCTTGCGCGAGCGCTTGCCCTTGCGCGAACGCTTGGCCTTGCGCGAACGCTTGCCCTTGCGCGAACGCTTGCCCTTGCGGGAACGCTTGCCCTTGCGCGAACGCTTGCCCTTGCGCGAACGCTTGGCCTTACGCGAACGCTTGCCCTTGCGCGAACGCTTGGCCTTACGCGAACGTCTGCGCGAACGCTTGGCCTTACGCGAACGTCTGCGCGAACGCTTGGCCTTACGCGAACGTCTGCGCGAGCGCTTAGCCTTGCGGGAACGCTTAGCCTTGCGCGAACGCTTGCCCTTGCGCGAACGCTTGGCCTTGCGGGAGCGCTTGGCCTTACGGGAGCGCTTGGCCTTACGGGAGCGCTTAGCCTTGCGCGAACGCTTAGCCTTGCGCGAACGCTTGGCCTTACGGGAGCGCTTAGCCTTGCGCGAACGCTTGGCCTTGCGGGAGCGCTTGGCCTTACGGGAGCGCTTAGCCTTGCGCGAACGCTTAGCCTTGCGCGAGCGACGCTTGCTTACGCGTTTAGGAGACTTGGGTTTCTTGCCTTCCATTACAGGCTTCGATGTGTGGACGCGTTTGCCATTCTTGATATAATAGTGTTTGTCATCTTTGTCTTGGTGGACAGTTCGTAATTTACCGTGAACTTCTACGTACATTTTTATTTTTGACAAGAATAAAATTTTTTTTATAAATAATTAATTAAAAGTTTAATTTTTTTCTGTGGGTTTGGAATTGATTATATCTTTAGGAAAAAGGAGTAGACTGTCGATGATATTGATGTGACCTAGAAACATTCTGCGACAGCAATAACGAGTCATTCCGATCCGATCGAGTGTTTCTTTTTGTGATAGACCAGAATCGATGAGATTGTTATATTTTTGTTCGTATTTTCCGATGACTTTGTTACAGTTAAAGCATCTAACAGGAAATGACATTTTTTCAATATGTAAAAGATATTGAAAAAATTCAATTGTAATAATAATATATATTTTAGCTCTGATTATTTGTCGTCAGGGTGAATGGTCATTTTGAGACCTAGAGCAGTAAGTTCTTGGTGTAATAGTTTCGACGCATAGGGGAAATTACAGGAAGCGACATTATCCCCTTTGCAAACTTGACATTCTTTAGTAGAAGTAGTCATTACACCACACTTTTTACACACCGAAATCTGGAACGGATCTGAGACTTGAAAAAGTCTTTCTTTAAGAATCGCAGAATTTCCATGTGCAATCATGCAATCCCTTTCCATCTCTAAAAAAACCAAGCTGATATCAGGTTCAAATATCAATCTTAGGATTTACCCTAAGATATAGCTTCCAAAACTTCGAAATAGAACCCGAATTGTGTAGGAGTTCTATACCTTAGTTTTGACACCCTCTCGGGTGGGTTTGGACTATACCTTAAGCAATCATCGAACCTGTCAAGTTCTCATGCCCAAATCCATCTAGTCTCTGAACCTTCCTCGTTGACCGTGACTAACACGTATATTGTGTTTTTGGTCTTTAGAGGTTTGGTTGCGGATTTTCCTTAATGACTCTGACTTTTTACCATATCTCCAGTAGTTAGCTGGAGCCATCAAAAGATTTCTCTTCTGACTTGGTATCAGACTCTTCATTTGCGTGTTGAATAACTGGAATACTATTACGCAAATTTTAGGATGTTTCCGCAATTTGGATTTGTAGCCTGCTACACAGCAGACTAGCCAGAGGTTGTTCTCTGACTTTTCGGCGAGATGTTCACCGAATCTTAGACCCATATATACCTTCCTTTCTTTAGCATTTATTCTAAAGGTCATTGGAACTTACATTTCGACTTTTGTAAATTTAGTGTGTAATACAAAAGGCTACGTGTAAATACTCTTTCGAGTAGGATTAGACTGTCTCTTAAGCCTTCATAGAGAATTGTCAATTCTCTCAGACCCACAACCATACAGTCGTTGTGCCTTCTCCTTGACCCGTGACTATTGGATTTTAGGAGCTTGGTTGCGGATTATCCAATCTACTTTTTTTTAACCATACCTTTAGATTTTCTCTAAAGCCACAGAAAAGTTTCCCTTTCTGTTTGGTAAAAGTAGCTATAAGGACTTTCCTGCAATTTGGTTGTATTGCCTGACACACTCAGACTAGCATATCTTTATTTATCCATAGAATTATTAGATATGCTTTATGGCCGTCTAATTGACCATCTCTAGACCTTCCTTCCAAAGGCTGTCTTGTCAACATAGTGACATGACCTTGTGCTCTCGCATGCATCTTGTCATCGACCATATGCTTTAATCTTTGGTAATATGTTGGTCCCATAAAGATGCGTGCATTAATCATTTCTCCTGTCATACCATTATATAAAGTTTCCCATCCCTGGGATTGGAATCCATATTCTTGAAGATTTTCTTCTATATTTTTAATCAACTTATCCGCAACATCTTGACTATTCGCTGTAAAAGGTGTTGCATCACCATATTCTCCACTTATCGTACAATTCTTTCCCAATGCACACTCTACCAACTGATTAATCGTCATCCTCTTGACATCCCTAAGCAAGTTCGTTTTGACCAAAAACTACACTTGCAACCCTCTCGGGCGGGTAGGACTATACCTTAAGCAGAATCTGGTTGGTTAAACCTTCATTTTCTACCGACTACCTTCTAGTCTCTGAACCTTCCCTTTGCTCTCACCTAAAATCGAGTTTAAGGGCTTGGCTGCGGATCGTCTCTCTTATGACGTTTTTACCATCCAATGGATCCTTTCGTCCATCTGCTAGCTTTACAATTTCTTGTAAAGTACGGTAGTCATAAGTTTATTTGCCTTTTCAAATAGTTTTAGTCTAATTTCTTCGATATTCTTTTCGATGAATAGTTCTGCATGGTCTACACATCCCACATTTTTTAATATACTCTGAAATATCTTTAATTTCTTGGCATTTAGAACATTTCTTTGTGTTCATTTTCATTATAAAAGGCAACTTTTTAAATTTTTCATTTTCGAGATGTTCCCGCAATTTGGAAGTCTTGCCATTCGTAAGTCATGGTCTTTTAACTTACGTTGACTAGGAACTAGTTACCTAGTTCCTCGAGCCGGATTGACTCGGAATACAATTATGCACTACTATAGAATTCGCTACAAAACTATGATTCTCTGACTTTGTAGAAAAATCATACACTAAATCTTCTTTATCTACATATTCTACAGACTCTACATACATTCCTACTGTATCTCCCCTCATAAATTCTTTCATCTTTTCAAACGGAATTCTTACTTTTCTATTTCTTAAACGCAAAAATTCAATACCAATCCTTGACCGAACTTGCTTATGATTACAATACGCATAAAAAATCAAATCCGAATACTTCTCTACATTTTTCATCTTTACAGATATACAAATACAAATCTCTTTAGACATCACATCCTTTGGAGTTTCAACACGAATACTACTTTCAATTTCAAACTCCTTAAAAAGACTCTGTATACACTTCATATATTCCATATGACTTTCAAACACAACATTTCGCGCTGTCATTTTAGTCGGCTTTAATCTAATCTGCTGTTGAGCAGTTTTTTGATTTACAGAAATATAACTACCATCACCTCCCTGAATTCCACACAAAAATTGACGCTTTACCTCAGGAGATGCAGTCTTTAACCATTCCGGAAATTGTTTTACACATTCACTCTTTCTTCCAGTATGAGCACCGAGTTTGTATAGAACATATCCTAAAGATGGTGTTAGTTCTACTTTGTAAGTTTTCATATAATCTAATCCATCCTTTTTAGTGACTGTTAAACGAGATGTAGGTCTAGGAAATCCTAACTTTTCTACATCTGAACAAATATCTTGCACATCTTTTTCTTCACCTACATATAATAATATTCTAAACGTCATTGTTTCTCTATTTCTAATTGTAATATGACCATCTGTTTCAACAGATCCCAAAAGTCGCGCTAATATTTGCAACTTCTCTTCAGATAATGTAAAATTCTCCAACTTTTTAGTATAGAATTCCCACTTAATTACAGGTATTTCACCTTTTTCACTTACACGTTTTGGACAATGCACAATTGTAAGCATATCCTTATTTGGTCTTAAATCACACGCATTACGCCATTCATCTTTATCCACTAAGAATGGATGATCTTCCGTGCAAATAATTTCTCTTCCAGACCATGTAGAAACCTTAACCATCCTTTTTTCTGGCTTTATCGCAAACGAACTATGAATCGAAGTATTACTTTCCGAAAAATTTGTTGAATCAACTGTCAACACAGAAAACCTACTTTCATCACTCACAATACGATCAATTCGTTCCGTACTTCCATCCGATAAAGAAACTAAACTATTCGCGCTAAGACACAACGGGTTGATGATAATTTCTGGACATACTCCACTTGCACTAAATGGCATATCTTCCTGACGATACACCATCCCAACTGTTCCTTTCTGCGCAGACCTACTCTGGGCACACCAAAAGCTTTTTCCTCCACGTCTGACAAAAATAACTCCATCTTCTGTGGGTACTGTACAACAATATACCTTACCTTTGTACTCTTCCCAACTATCTTGTCTTTTTCCCTTTTTAAGATATTTATTAACTAATGGTGTTGTTTGTGTTTTACAGATTGTTAAGCTCCAGTAATCTGCGTTTGTCTTTATTTCCTTTCCTAAACAAATAGACTTTGTCCCTTTCGGTGATTTTAGATAATAATTGCATCCCCATCCAGCATGTAAACACAACCGTTGAAAATCATCTCTGAGTTTTAAGATAGCTGTGTAATATCGTGTTGTACTAGTTCCTCCCATATAACAGCCATCTCCAAGCACCATTCCCTCGATTAAATACCTTGAATGTGTCATATCTAGTTCAAAACACCACTCCGGAAGTGACTTGTTAATCGCACCGACGCTTAGAGGCTTGAGATAGTTAATTAGTCTAGGATCTCCACAATGCCAATGTACAAGTTCTCCTTTCGACATATGAAGAGCCCATTTTAATCCTAGTTTCTCCATGCATTTCTCTAATGCTTCCCTAACTCGTGGTTTATTAGCAGCGATTTGGACACCTCGAGACCTAATACCTCCTGTTTTGAGACGCATAACGGTGCAACTTCCTTCTGCAATCCAGATGCCAAAAAAGATGCACCATTCTTTGAGAGGTAGTTGTAGGTCTTGTAAGCCTTCTACACCTTTAAGAATAAAGGGGAGAGAAGAGCCGTTCCATTCGTCTACGTTATTTTTGTAGCTAGACATTTTTCCGTAGATTTCATCGGCTCGTTTGATTTTGAAGTTTTGTCGGTGACAATTGCCGATAAACATTCGGTGATTGGGTGTGACTTTAACGTCTATTTTATCGCTTTCTACTTTGTACATTTTTCCTTCGTAGTCGTATTCTTGTATTTCGGTGGGGTTGATGTATTCGAGACGTTTTTTGTCGAGAAGACAAGCTACTTTGTGGCTTTTCGTGATATTTGTGACAGAAATCCATCCGTCTGTTGTGAGTACTTCTGTTTCTGGGTCATAACAGGCTAGTTTATCTCCTAGGGTGGGTTCTCTGGTTACACGGATAACGATTTTGACGAGTTTGTAGCCGTTGGGTGTGACTGTGACGTGTACTCGGTCGATGACACCTTCTTCACCTGGTTGGATGACGACGCTAGCATCTATTTTAGTTTCTTTACCGGATTTGTTTCCGGTGATAATTACTTTACCGACGATTACATCACCTTTCTTTACGACTGTACAAGGGCCGGTGGAGCCTTTTTCTCGAGGACGAACAATGCCGTTTTCATCTAGGAGAGAATAGTTGGCGTTTTTTCGTCGGAAATAGCCGTCTTCTCCAAGGTTAATTTTATCGTTGCTGTCTACGGGAGGAAGACATATTTCTTCAAAGCTGTAAGTATCGCGTTTCTTTTCACAACAGTCAATAGTATGATAAGAAGTTAGACAGAATAGTCCTCTTTGAATTGCAGATAAGTTTATCATTAAGCTATCTTCTTGATTAAACCCAGAGTAACAAGCGATAGCGACAATAGCGTTAATACCAGATGGCATATTATTGATTCCTATAAGTTCTGCAGCTTTAGTGCATACTAGAGGACGTTGTGGATAGTGTAAAACATGAAGAAGAGTATCAGTGCGTAGATTATAAGACATAGTAGGAATTCCAAGAGCTTGTTTGCCCATGGAAGAATTATGAACACAAATTCCTTCTCCTGTAATAAAACTATGAGTTTCTGATTCAGTTGTAATATCTGCGATCATAATATTTTCATGACTTTTAACTGTATCTATAGGAACAAAGATAGAGTTTTCGCATACTACGATATTGTAATACCATTCTGAAAATGTCATGTTAACTTGTCTTTTTAGATATTCATCCATCACCATATTTTGTGTATTTCTCGGACAAATACAAATAGAATCGGAGGATGTTAATTTTCCAGCCATTTTCCAACCTGCAAGAGTTAATACTAGATGATCGTCGGTGCAGATGAGTTCTCTTCCTGAGATTGTAGAAAGTTTTACTATTTTTTTGGTAGTAGATTTTACATATTGATTTACAATCTTAGTTTTTGTTTGTTTACAAGTTTTTGGATCTACTGTGATAATACTATCACCAATCTGTACATCAGCGATTCTTTTTAATTCGCCATTTGCCATTAAAACTTTTTCTTCTACCCATAGACATTGATAACAATTTCGAGGTGACTGACTATGATCAGAAAATGGAATCATGGCGGCCATAATTCCGAGCATTGTGCATGGATGTATTTCGCAAAAGTCATTGTGTTGAAGCTTGAGATATTCCTGTGTCATAGCGATAACGCTATTTTCGATTTCGGCTGCGTCAACATATTGAATTAAGCCTTTGCGAACGAGTGAACTCCATTTGTATTTTTCTTGAGGTTGGATATTGAGAATATTGTTTTCTAGGGTAAAAAGAGGGCGAGAAAATCTTCCTTCATCGCAGAAAATTCGGATATCATTATCTACAATATCGTATGAAACTGAAACTTCTTTTTCTAAAAGTCCTTGGTGACGTTTTAGGCGAATTTCATCTACTGTAGAAGATGAGTCTTCTGTAAATCCGATGACACTACCATTTAGGAAGATTGCGGTGTAATCTTTGATATTTTGTAGATTCATATCTTTTACAGGAATGATAGTTTTGCAATCATCTAGCACAGACCTAACATTTACCTTGGGAATTTTCTTTGTAATTTTACACATAAGAGCATAGTTAAGAACTACACCAATCTTTTGCCCTTCTGGCGTATTATGCGTTACCGTGAAATCTCCAAGAAGAAATCTACCATTACCTTCGACTTGCCAACCTACAAATGGTTGTGATGGGCGAGAAATAAGCATAAAATCAGATTGTACAGGTTGTTGAGTTTTAATTAGCTCTTTAAGAGTTGTGTATGTATCGTTGCCATAATTTTTAGTGTATTCTATACGTAGTTCAATTATATCTTCATATAGATTTCGATATAGATGAAATCCTAGTGATTGGATAAGAAATGCTAACTTATTTGCAAGATCTAAATTTGTTCCGCTCCATACTAGAATTTTATTTTCTACAAAGTTGAATTTAGACTGTGTTAAGCCGTTATATGTAGAATCGATTAAGCCAGCTAATAGTTTCAGTCTGTTATTTGTGCTGTTGATAATATATGATTGGTTAATATATTGACGTCCACCTCCTACTAGTTCTCCTATAAGATAGGGAATCATATCTGTGTGTAATTCTGGCCAGTTGATTTGTTTTGTCTTAAAAGTTTTTAGAGATTTTTGAATCTCTTCAGGTAGGCTTAAATATTTTTCGATTGAGATATCAATGATGTTGTCATCTGTAATTGATTCACAGTAAGTTATTGCTTCTTCTTTTGTGTTAAATATAGAGGTAGTGTAAAGAATGGTTTTTTTATCTAAGATTGTAACTGTGTATTTATCGTTTTCAAAACTGATTTTTTTATGAAGAGAAGCTAATAGTGTTAGGATGTGATTATCAGTTACTGTGTAACTATCAAATTCTTTTTCTGTGTGACTAATAGTATACATTTCTTTAATGCCTGCGCAAGTACTCTTAACTCTGATAGGGCAACCTTTGTCGTCGATAAGGGTATCACCTACTGCAATATTTTTGGCGAGTTTAATAGTTCCATTCCATAGTAAAATGGGAATTTCTGGGTCGAAACATTCACACGGGCAGATAAAGCCAAAACTGGAGGAGTGGATTTGTCGCATTGCTACATTTTTGCCTTCTTTACCGGTTGGAATAATGACGCGTCGTAGATGAGATAGTGTAGCGCAGTATGTCATTCTGTCTAAGATTTGCGAAACACCTGTGCGGATGTAGGCATTTTTTTGGATGCCCCAGTTGCCGGTGGAAAAGCATCGGCGGATGCCTTCGGTGATGCTTTTGATTCGAGAGATGATAGATAGGATATCTGGTCGTTGTTTGCGTTTTTCTAGTTGAGATTTGATAAAGTCGATATATTTCTTGAATAGATTGCGAAAGATATCGTATAATAAAGTTCCTGCTGTTTCGACGCGTTTATTTGAGTAGTTATCTCTGTCATCTTCTGAACGTTCTCCGATGTGTGTCATAAGAAGACGTTTGACCATTCGTGCGAGGAAACAGGCTTGTTCTGCGAGTGTACCGGAAATTCCAGTGTGAGGTAGTGTTTCGCTTTCGATGACTTGCCATGCGTATTCTTGTTCTTTCTTTTCGGTGATGATGTGCATGGCGAATTTGCTGATGTGTTTGAGTGCTTCTTCTTTGGTTTTGCAAAAGAAGGAGTCGCGAAGGATGAAGCGTATGTATTTGTGAGTTTTTGAGTTATCTAGGCCGATAAGATTTACGATATCTTCTTCGGAGTATCCAAAGGCTTTGAAAACGACGCCGACAGGAATGGGTTCTTTGATGTAGGGAAGGGAGAAGTTAATGGATCTATCATCGTTTCCGATCATGGCTTGGATAAGAACGGAGTGTCCTGTTTCATCGCTCATAGATCTTGTTTCGGCGATCCATTTGTATTTTTCTCCTGCTTTTTGGCGTAGAACAAAGACTTGGTTGTATACGTTGCGCATTTGGCCTACAAGTGTGCGTTCGTTGCCTTTGATAATGAAGTATCCTCCTGGGTCGCTGGGGCATTCTCCTTTTTCTACGATTTCGTCGTTGTTAAGTTTGGAGAGATTGCAGATAGAAGAGCGTAGCATGACGGGGATGCGACCGATGATGATGCGTGGGTGAAATTTTGTTTCTTTGTTTTCGTCGGTGGTCCAGTATGTTTCTGTGATATCGCAGAGAATGGCGGAGTCGTAGGTGAGATCTCGTCGTCGAGCGTCCATAGGGTAGAGTAGTCTAAGACTGCGGTCTTCTTCGATGACTTGTGGAGGTGAGAGAGAGATTTGGTTGAATTTGACAGTGTAGTTAGGGATAGAGATGGAAGATTCTTGGTTTATAATTTCTTGCATTCCAAAGTTAATAAAATTGTCGTATGATTCTATTTGGTTACAGACGATACTATTTTTACGAAAATATGATTGTAGAATTTGCCATATATTTCCTTCGGTAAGTTTAGACATGGTTTAATAAGAAGTAGAAATTAGGTTATTTTTTTCAATTTTGAAAAAAGTAGATAATTATAAATGATTATGATATTTTTATGTGTAGTGATAGTAATTACTTTAGTAATTTGTTTGATATATGATAATGTGGAGAATTATAGATTATTGGGGCAGATAGGAGATGTGTTGGCATCTGATAATGCGGGTAATCCTGTCATTTCTGTAACTAAAGGGTCTATGTTAGGTGTTAGTGTTAAGTATGGTCCTGATAGTGATTATTCTAGTTATCATCAGAAAAGGGCGAGAGGTCAGATAAGAACGACAGGTGAGGATAGTTAATTTTAATACTTTTTTGAGTATTAAAGAAAAGTGTTTAGCGGCGTAGCCATCTCATGGCCGATGCTCCGGTGCCACCTTCGGGAGCGGGGGGAGCGGGGGGAGCGGGGGGAGCGGGAGCGGGGGGAGCAGAACCACACATCGAGGTGGCGTAGGTGGTTTGGCAGCTTCCGGCATCGGCGCCGTAAGCGCTCATAATGTTGTAGTAGCCAGAGCAGTTAGGAACTTGAGAGGTGAGCGAGTCATAGCCAATAGCTCCCCAGGCTGGTACAATGTAAGAACCGCTGCTCATTCTACCTTGAGGAGCGACACCCATGGAGTAGTTATTGTTGTAATTGCCAAGAGGTGCATAAGCACACGACGAACTTCCAGCAGAAAAATTGTTGTAATCTCCAGAAACAGTACTCATTTTTTTATTCAAGACAAGATAATTAGAATAATTTTTTTTCTTATTTTTTATTTAGCACCGTATTTTGCAAGTTTATCTACCATTTCATTGTATTTGTCGCCATTATGACCTTTGACCCAGATAAATGATATTTCTTTATTTTTTGAGAGGGAGTCGTAAAGAGTCCATAGTTCTGTGTTTTTATTTCGTTTCCAAATTTTTTTGGCACAGTTGATGACGTATAAGCTATCGCTGTAGATTTGGAATTTCTGTGTTTCTTTAAAGTCTTTTAGTGCTTCTATAACAGCGGTCATTTCCATGATGTTATTAGTGGTATTTTTAGAGCCTCCATAGTTTTCGACGTGGAGGTCTTCTAGAATGGCGATATAGGCCCATCCTCCTTTTCCTGGGTTAGGAGAGCAGGAACCATCGGTATAAACAGTTAGAGAGGTCATTTTTCTCTTTTGAGAAAAATGATTATAATTTCATTTTAGTAAAAGCGAAATCCCCACTTCATTTTGGACGAAGCGGATGAGGAACGGGACGAACCACCAGAGGACGAGGAAGATCTGCCTGATTTTTTGCCTTTCCACATGAAAACTCCTATGATAATAAGGACGAGTAATACACCTCCGACTACGGCGTAAATCATATTATTATCCGAAGATTTGGAGTCTTCTTCGGCGACAGCGGAAGAAAGGGTATAATTTTCCTTGATAGGTTTAGTTACCTTGTTACCATTTCTATCGTAGTAGTACATTTATTTTTCTAAAGATAATTTTTTATATTTTTTTACAAAACTCTTGAAGTTTGCTAAAGTTTTTAATCATGCTATCAAACATTACTGTGTTGTCAAACATTATATTATCTATATTTAGCATGGAATGTTCTCGTTTATTTCGTATGATATTCATATTTCGTATGATTTCATCTTTTATATTTTGGATTTTGAAAAGTTCTTTTTCTAGTTGAGATTTCTGGTGTACGCGACTTATATCGTTCTGTAGTCCATCTGCTTGGTTTTTATCTAGATTTTCTACTTTATCTTTTATTTTTTCTTCTGCTTTATTCATGATGTTTAGCATATGGTCGAGTTCTCTAGCTAAGATATCATATTTAATTTTCTTTTTTTCACATAGTTGAGGAATATTGTATATATCAGTTTTATTATTTATAAGTTTATCTAAGACGTATGTGTGGGTATTTTGATTGCGTTCTAATACGTGATAGATGCTTTGTTTAACAATCTGGATATCTTTTATAATTTCTTCGTTTTTGTAAAGAGTTTCTAGGTCTATAACGACGAATAGTTGTCTAGACTCTTTTCTAGGAAAATCTTTAATGGAGAAGAAATCTATACTGTTGTCTCGTCTAATGCTAGACATATAATTTTTATAAGATATGGATAGTTTGTAATCTATATTTTCTACGCAGTTTTTTAAGCGTTTCATTTGTCGGTGGATAGTTTTGAGTTCTTTGGTGTCTTCTTCTGATATTTCTCCGATTGGTATAGTTTTTTTGTAGTTATTTTCTAGGTGTTCTTCGATATTCTCTTTACCTGTAGAGACAAGGATGTTGGGGCCGTCATCTTCTTTGTTTTCACCGTATTCATCGGCGATATTTTCTGAGTTAGATATATCTATGTATTTCATTTTGTAGGTGTTGTCATTTTTTTCTACTTGTATATCGTATTTGGAGGGGATGTATAGAAAAAATACATCTGATGATTTTAGGCTTAGTAGTTCGATATAGAAAAGGTAACCATCTAGAACAAAGAACTTGTTTACTTGTAGTTGTTTAGAAGCGAGAAAATTTTGTAATTTAGATATACTTAACGGCATTTCTTATTTAGGATAAGATTTTAAATATATTACTTAAAATAATGCGAAATAAACAAGAAATGTCCAATATAGATAATAATTCTGATCTAATAGACTCTTTGCCTACCGACAAGAATAACCCTACTCATAGTGAAATTCAGATAGTAGATTCTTTGTTTAAAAAACAGCATACTACTTTTCAGAAAATTTTATTAGGGAGTAAAGATGTGTTAATAGTTGGATTTCTCTTTATACTTTTCTCTTTACCGCAGATAGATGAGATGATACGGAAATTTGCGCCTTCTACAGACACTTCTGTGTATATATTTATTTTTGTAAAAACACTTTTCTTTATGTTTTCTTATTTTGTTTTAAAGAACGTGTATTTAGTTAGAAAATAAACTAATGCCTATTTTGAAATTTACGTTTGATAATAGTAAGATTTCTTTGGAAAAATTTCGAATGGAAGATATAACAGAGGATAAGAGAACTCAGATGTTAGATAAGAAAAGTTTTCTTAAGAAGGAATACCATATAGAACATAATGTTTATATGGTCGTTAATGATATGTTTTTCAAGATGTCGAAATTTTTTAACAAGAATAGTACTGATATAGATGCTATGTTAATAAAGGATGAGAAAAATTATATTATTATTGTGCCATCTAGAAGTTATGTTTTCTGGAATGGTAGATCTGTTGAACCATCTGAATATAAGATTTTAGATAGTGAAATAAATATTATGAAATTGTTAAAGATTTAATTTAGATTTAATCACCTTCCACTGACATATTCCATTCTTATTTCTTATTGACTCGTACTTCTTGTTATCATTACCAATTATTATTCTTCCACAGCATTGATTTGCGGGAAAAGGAGGACTTGGTCTAGATGTATATTTCTTACTTTTTTGTAAAACACAAGATGACGTCTTAGACTTACTCTTGTTCTTACTCTTGCGAGACTTGCTCTTGCTCTTGCTCTTGCTCTTGCGAGACTTGCTCTTACTCTTGTTCTTACTCTTGCGAGACTTGCTCTTACTCTTGCTCTTACTCTTGCGAGACTTGCTCTTACTCTTGCGAGACCTGCGCTTACTCTTGCTCTTACTCTTGCGAGACTTGCTCTTACTCTTGCGAGACTTGCTCTTACTCTTGTTCTTACTCTTGCGCTTGTTCTTACTCTTGCGAGACCTGCGCTTACTCTTAAGCTTACTCTTAAGCTTACTCTTAAGCTTACTCTGAGAACGAACAAAAACTAATAGTTTTGCAGATATTTTATCTGGAAGATAAACACGTTTACCGTTTATTTTACTAATAAAATAAACTCCTTTGCTTGAAGAACTTAATTTTCCTATATGTTCATTATCTGAAATTCTATAGAGATCTAAGTCATTGATTATAAGTTTTTCATTTCCAATTTTGATTGTGCGTAATACCATTTATTACACAAAATATTTTATTGATTGTGTTTATATCTATATCCAAAAATTCCAACGACAAGAATAGTAGAGAAAAAGAGCCAGAAAGAAAGGAGTTTTTGAAAGGAAAATTTTTTATCTGTATTTCCCTTTTTATCGGTAGTTTCATTGTATAAAAAGTCTGGGCGAACGATACATAATAAAACTAAAATTATAACAGGAACAACGACGTAAATTTTATTAGAATACCAGATATCTTCTAACTGAAAGGGAATTTTACTTTTTTCTGAATATTGGTAAACTTCTTTCTTTAAACCATCTATACGCGGTGTTTGTATATCCATTTATAATATGAAAAAAATATCTTTAACTCTGCACATTATCATCCCAATATGTAATTCGACCATCGGGTGTTTTTGTTCGTATACATTGCCGTTTCCCATATACTTGAAATTGGAATTTCTCTATTTCTCGCGTTTCTTCTGCTTGTAAAACATCATCTTCTGATTTTAACCTCTTATTCATATAGGCAGAACGCGGAATTATTCTTAAGGCTTCAAATAATTTTTCAGATTCTTTTTCAGTAAGAGAAGAAACTTTTCGGAGAGGAGATATTTTAGCATAGTATAAAGCTTCTGCTTTTATATAGTTACCACACCCAGACATTATACGCTGATCCATAAGGAAAGAAGTGATATTTTTATTTTTGTGTTCTTGTACAAGCTTTTTCCATGTCTTTACGGAAAAATCATCGGTAAGAATATCTGGTCCTAGTTTTTCCAATATAGATAAAAGTTCTTTTTCGTCTGTTGTAAATTGAAGACTACCTAAAGATCTAGAGTCATGAAACCATAATTTTTCTCCATCATCTAGTTCTACATGCCAACGAGAAAATGAATCTTCTACATCTCTCCAGCATCCTGTTAAACGCATGTGGTGAATGATATAGAACTTTTTATATTCATTAGAGCATGTCATATAGATAACTTTTCCTTTACATTGTATATTATCTACAAGTAGAGGTAAAGACTCTGAAAATTCTAGAAATCCTTCTGGGGTATTTCTAGTATATTGTCCACTGGTGAAAATCCAATTTGTGATAATTTTACTAGTCATAACATTATTAAGAAAGTCTACAGTTAGTTTAACTTCGGCTGATTCGGGCATTTTTAGAATATTTAAATATCTTTAAATAAATGATATTATATATTGTAATCGGAATAATAATTTTTTTAGTATTGATTACTATTTATTTTGCGATAGAAAGGCAGTGTAATAGAAATCTATATTATAAAAGAGCTTATAAACTGTCGAAAAAATTAAATAAGCCATTAATGGTAATCGGAGATCCATATAACGGACGTTCTAGTAAGGTTCTTGGAAAAAATTATGGTTGTGGTGATATATGTTTAGACTTGACAGGATGTCCAAAATGTGTAAATAGTTCTAAAGGATATTTAGAAGATACATTACTCGATTTTCCAGATAATTCTCATGTAATTTTTGTATCATATGTTTTAGAATATGTAAATGACATAGAATTAGTTTACGAACAATTAAAGAGAGTTTCTGGGGGAGATATGTATATTTTAACTGTTCAACCAAATGATTATGTTGTTAATATGTTTTATAAGGGAACAAAAAGACGTATTTTCCAAGTATATCCAGAATTAGTATATGAAAATAACAAGGTAGTTTTTGACCTATTAGGGAACTAAAAATGATTTTTTAGTAAAAGTTTATATATAATACTAAATGGAAGCTTGGTTTTCTTATCGTCAACTATTGGTTCTTCTAAATATGGGAAATCCCATTCCTGTATACTGGCAAAATGGTAAAGAAATTATTGTCACACAAGTTGGATCAGATGGTGTTGGACCTTACTTTAACGATGTAGAATATATCGGAGAAGTTGATGCGTGGAGACGTTCGGCTACAAATGAGGAAATTAATAGGTTAGTTTTAGCACGTCTAGATTAGTTCTAAAATTATTATAAATTTTAGAAAATAATATTATATTATATTTACTCATCTTCTAGTTCATCTTCCTCTAGACCCAAAGCTTTAACAACATTATTAGTGTCATCGGCTAAATCGTTAATGTAATCTTCTGTATCTTTTCTAGAGTCTTCTGACTCTACTTTTTTAACGGGTTTTTTCGGCTTCTTTTCATCATCCTCATCATCTGACGAGTCAATTACTCGTTTGACAGGCTTTTTAGGAGGAGATTCTAAGGGTTTTTCAGGCTTCTTTTCTTCTTCATCATCGGATGAGTCAATTACTCGCTTAACAGGCTTCTTAGGCTGTTTTTCAGGCTTCTTTTCCTCTTCTTTCGGAGAATCTAAGGGTTTTTCAGTCTTCGTTTCCTCTTCTTTAGGGGAATCTGCTTTTTTAGATTCTAGTGGAAATCCCCATTGTTTACAGAGTTCAATGTCTTCATCTGTTAGTTTTTCGATTTTGTCATTGACAATTTTACCGATTACATAACGATCTGTGGGAGATTTAATAACTAGATTTGTTTGAGGGTGATACAGGTGAGTTAGTCCTTTGTATTTTCTAAAGATTCGTTGAGAGGCGTCTGGCTTTGGAGAGGAGGAACTAGATTTTTTAGGCTCTGGAATAATCTTCTTTTCACGAGGTTGTTTTCCTTCGTATTTCTTGTGTGTTCCACAGTAAAGTCCTCCATCTTTAGGTTTAATTCCGCATATTTTACCGGCATTTTTTCCTTTAATAGAAATGTAAGCACATCCTCCAGTATTAGAAATCTTGCTAGTAGATTTAACAGACATGGTCTCTACAGCGGAAGCTGTCGCTGAGGCTGTCGCTGAACCATCATTTTTCCATAAAGAAAGAAGGGTATCTGCATCTGTAGAAGGATATTGTTTAGTTACACGTTTAATAAACTGTTCAACGTGTTGAATAATAGTTTTTTCTAACGCTTTGAGTAATTCTTGCATTTTGTAAAAAACTTTTAAAATCTAAAAAAAATTCAATTTTAAACAAGTTACAAGAATATGTTAAATGACTGAACAAGCCTTAAGTGATTTTTTAAATTATGGAAAAATATCCGATGCCATACGACTCTTAAATGAAACTAAAAAAAATAAAATGTACAATGCATGCATTGAACTATGTACTTTTTTTCAAACCATTTTTCCTAAAAATTTTGAGATACTTTATACCTTATCGGAATGCTTTTTCTGTATAGGAAAATACAGAGAATCATACGACACTTTATACAAGATTATTTCCACTTTAACACTAGATGAAAATATCCTTCTTGAGATTGGAAAAACTCAAGCTAATTGCATACCTTACATAGAAGATGTATATACTTATTATAACGAAAACATAGTTAAGAAAATATGTAATAGAAAACAAACACAGTTTCCTCTTATAACCCTAACAATGACAAGTTGTAAACGATACGACCTATTCCAGAAAACTGTTAACTCTTTTCTAAACTGTTGCTTAGATATCGATAGGATAGATAAGTGGATCTGCGTAGATGATAATTCAAGTGAAGAAGACAGGAAAAATATGAAAGAAAAATATCCTTTTTTCGAATTTTACTTTAAAACTTTTTCTGAAAAAGGACATCCACAGAGTATGAATATCATTAAAAAATCTGTAAAAACTCCTTACATTTTTCATCTTGAAGATGACTGGAAATTCTTTTTTCCTAGAACTTACATTACAGACCTTATGGATGTGTTATCTAAGTCTGATAATATCGGCCAGTGCTTGATAAATAAAAATTACACTGAAACTTCTAAAGACTCTAAAGTTATTGGAGGACGTTTAAACCGTTCACAATCTGGACTTTACTATTACGAACATGAATACTGCAGTAAACAAGAAGACTGGGATACGTTTTATCGTAAACATGGAAGAGGGTCTAATAGTGCTTATTGGGGGCATTTTTCTCTCCGACCTTCTCTGACCAAGCGCAGTGTTTTGGATAAGCTAGGTAATTTTGATGAGAAAGTTTCCCATTTTGAAGCGGAATACAGCAAACTGTATGTATCTGCTGGTTATGTTTCTACTTTTCTCGACGGGATTTATAGTATACATATAGGGCGTTTAACGTCGGAAATTTCCGACAATACAAAGATAAATGCGTATAGTTTAAATAACGAGAAACAATTTTCTGGAAAAGAAGAAGAAAGAAAGGAAACTGGAAAAACATATGTCATCAACTTAGATAGACGACAGGATAGAATGGATAAGTTTAGGAAAGAAGCTGAAAAAGCGTCTCTTACCTATGAGAGAATTTCTGCGGTAGATGGGTCTATTTTAATACCTAATAAAAGACTGCAAAGAATTTTTGAAAACAACGACTATAATATGAGGGAAGGGATGGTTGGGTGTGCGATGTCTCATATTAAGTTATGGGTAGAGTTAGCGAGATCTTCTTTTAGTTATTTTTGTATTTTTGAAGATGATGCTGAATTTGTTCCTGATTTTAAAGAGAAATTAGAGATAGTTTATAAAAATTTGCCTAGGGATTGGAGTCTTGTTTATTTAGGGCATCATCTTAGGGATAAGTATAAGTCGGATGAGTATTACGATAAGAAGACTAGTCCTGTCCTGGAAAAGTGGGGAGCTGTTAAATCGTTAAGTTATTCTATGGGAGGAACGGCTGGCTATATAATTTCTAAAAAGGGAGCTGTAGAACTTCTTAATTTTATAAATAGAACTGGAATGACAAATGGGATAGATACAGTTCAGCAGAAAGCGGCGGATGTAATCGATGTGTATTATTGTAAACCTTACTTAATTTACAGCGAATGTCATAATACAGATACTGATATTCAGTCTAATTATAACTCTTTGGAATTATTAGAGCTTGTAAATCCGGAAGAGATGCCTGATCGTTTGTTAAAAGATGGTGTATTTTATATAGAAGATGCGTTGCAGTTTAGAGAAAAGAGGTATGTGATAGCGTGTAGTGAAACGACACATGCGTGGGAAGCGATAGATAAGGCATGTCAGCAGAAGGATAGTTTTCCGTTTGATAAGACTGATGGGGGGAGTATGGAAGTTTTTTCGGAGGTGATAGAGAAGGCGTTGGCGTGTACAGATCTGGAGCTTATAAAGTTTTGTGAGAATTTTTGTGTAGAAAATAAGTATGGTATAGCTTTTCCGCATGATAATGGAGATAAAGTGCAGTTTATTTCTTCGTATGTAAAAAAGTTTCAGAATTTGCGTAATGCGGTAAAGAGTAATTCAGAGATAATATTTTTCCATGTGTCAAGATGGCGGAAAACAAATCCGGAAGTGTTTAGAAACTTTATAAAGTTTTTATCAAAGTATAATACAAATATAAAAATAGTTTCGGTGAATGGTTTGGAAAGTGATATGGAAGATAATAGTGTAAAGAGGATAACTTTAGATTTTCCGCAAAAGTATCATAATGATAGTTGGTATTACGAGAAGATACTTTACGACCAGAATAAGTTTAGAGTTGAGTTGATTTCGGTGTTTAAAGATTACTTGAAAACAAATTAAAATTAAATTATAATATAATTTAATTTACTTTCTAGGCTTTCTAGATTTTCTAGGGGACTTTCTAGCGGACTTTCTAGCGGACTTTTTAGCGGACTTTTTAGCGGACTTTTTAGCGGACTTTTTAGCGGACTTTCTAGGCTTTCTAGGGGACTTTCTAGGTTTTCTAGCGGACTTTCTAGGCTTTCTAGGGGACTTTCTAGGTTTTCTAGCGGACTTTCTAGATTTTCTAGGGGACTTTCTAGAAAAATAAAAAGGATATGGTAGACAGGAACCTTTATCATCTTTTTCATTTTTTTTGTAACAATAACCACTAAGACAATCATCATCGATATTGCATTCTTCCGTATCTATTTTTTTCTTAAAAGGTCTACATTTTCCATGTACACAGTTTCCAGTAATGCATTCTGAATCTTCTTTACAGTCTTCACCGTTACTTTTTCTTTGTTTAACTATAGTTTTGCATCTATTATCTATACATGTTCCAGAACGACATTCTTCGTTTTTTTCACATTGCGCATCATGTTCTTTTAATACCGATATTTTTTTTATTTTATTATGAGCTTGATTAATATATTCTCTAATATATTCTAATAAGATTTTTTTTAAGTATGGTTTGTTTCTTAACTTTGTAAAAGCTTCATGCATAAAGTTAGACACTATAGTATTTGCGAATGAATTAACAATATCAGATACTGCAGATGTAAAATGTTTGTCACTATACTTTTGTACTTTATAAAATTCCTTTTCAACTAAAGGAATAACCTCAGCAAAAGATTTTCCTGTCAATTTAGAACAATGTAATACTAAATATAGCCAAAAATAACTATATATAAGACAGTATCCATGTCTATCTTTTTCTACGTCGGTCATATAGCTTTGTATTCCAATAGGAGATGAAATACTAAAATCCATTATCTGTAGTGGTTTGTCAATGGATATATCTATAGTACTGTTATATATTGTTTTTACATTTTCTAAAAAGCTAACAAACTCATTTTTAATATGTTTATAACCCTGTGGCTCATAAAGATAAACAGATATGTAATTGCCTTCTTTATTAAAGAAAATCATATTAGAATGTCTTTTAATACTTATTTGAAAACTGCAGTAAGAATTGTCTTTAAATGCATCTTTTAAATAGTTACAAAATTCTAAATATGAAAATAAAATTAAATTCAAGTACAAATTATTTTCAATTATTGTTATATTTGAAGAATATTTATTTGTTACATCTGCTAAAGAGTAGACTAACTTAGTAAGATGAGGTAATTTGTTAAAAGAATCATACATACGAATATATAATATAAAATGCGTAATCAAATATACATAATCCCATCTTCCTATTGCATAGGCTTCTGTGTCGCTAAAATGAGATAGTTGGGGTGTATCGATATGCTTCTTAGTTTTTTCTAGTGTTTCTACAACATTTTCTACACAGCTCAAAACTGTTGGTTTTTCTATAATTTTTCTTTTTTTCTTTCTTTCATCTCAGCTTTCATTTCTCTTTCTTCCCTTTGTCTTTGTATTTCGTCCATTTCGGCCATTGCTTGTCTTTCCATTTCGGCGATTGCCTCGTAATCTTCCATTTCTTTTTGGATTTTATATAATAAAAAATTATAAATTATTTTTTTATTATAAAATGAAGTTGTACGAAATTGCTTATTTAGAAGGAAAGGATGTTAAGGAAGATGGGTCTCTTGAGCCTCACGTAGGAAATGGCCTTCCGGTGCTAGTGATGGTTCAAGGAAATTTCTGTGGATGGTGTACAAAGGCAAAGCCAGAATTTCAGAAATTATTAGGAAATAAGTCCTTTGTTGTAGTTACGGTACAAACGGATGGTGAAGGCGGTGATAAAGCTGCTAATGCTAAGATTTCTAAAGTAAATACGAGTCCTGGTGTGCCGTCGTTTCTATTGTTTGACGGAAACGGGAAATATGTCCGTTCGCATGATGGTGAAAGAACCGCAAAAGCTCTTTCATCGTTTGCCAGTGGCAAGTAAATTTATTCTCAATATCAAAAAGATATTAAGATAAAATATCTGTGATAATAAAATGCTTGTTGTTAATGGCAAAGAAATTCCTGTATACAAACTAGATACTGAAAAAACTATTATTCTACGTATAGCCAAGGAGTTAAATACCTTGACAAAATATCTTTACGGACTTCCAAGTAATATTTTGGAACATAAAAAAATCAAAGTGTTAGACCTTCTTTCTCTTATAAAAAATCAAGAATCTACCGATATAAAAGATTTTATAGAAGAAAATAAGGATAAATTTTCTGATCTGGATATTAAAATTAAACAGGATGTAGTAGAGGTCTGGCTATCTTATAACAAGAAGATAGATGAGTTCAGTCAGTTTGGTACCCTTATAACAGACCAAATAGGCGATGAGTTGGTAAAGCAAGGTTACTTTAGTTCAAAAAACGATTTCTCTACATTTTGGGATAAGAATAGAGAACGTGTAAAGAGAGATATAGAAAATAAAATTAGAGAAGAAAAAAGAGAAGCTGAAACCTATGTGAAATTATACGAAAAATTTGAAGAAATAGAAGATGGTTGGGTTTATACTGATCTGAAGACCGAAAAAGTTATGTTAAATATGACGCTAAATTTAACCGATATTACACTTTTGGAATTATTTAATTATATAGTTTTAAACAGAAATATCCCCTTTGCTGCTTGTAAAAACTACTATAAAATTCTTAAAGACTATATTCCACCAGATGACTGGAATATAGAAGAAACTGATTACATACTTCTTAAAGCCTACGAAAAGGATGATATACACTTTTCCAAACATAAGGATATGGCAGATGTAAAGCTTAAAGTAAGCGAAGAGGAAAAGGTTAGTGTTGAAATGAAACTAATCATGGAAAAAGGATACTTATCTAGAGAAAAGTTTATAGATCGTGTATTAGGTGTTTTTAGTAGTGATTTAGGAAAAAGTGTCACCTACAAAGATATTTCAGAAACAGAAGTAGTAGGGACTTTTTACTTTCCACTACAGCTAATTAATACTTATGTCTTTTCTGATTTAGTTATGAATGATCTACTTTTTTCATCGCTTATTAATATAGATGAAAGTACTAAAGCGACAAAAAAGAAAGCACACGGTTCACAGCCTTGGCTTTATATACATTTCACACACCCTTCTACCGGTCATATAACAGCAGGAATATCTCAGAAAATTACAGATAGAACACAGGCAGAAATGCGAGATGAAGATGCTGAGATATTTCCACATGGCGAGCCTTACATAAGAGTAAAAGCGACAGGATCAAGTAGAAAAGAAATAGATAATTTTCAGGAAATGTTTTCAAAATTATTAGTTATCTACTCTGAAAAATACGATGAGATAGTAACTATCTACGAAGAATTTATTCCTGATTTTGGAGTCTTTGAACAGATTGAAGTTCCAGAATTAAAACAATCTGATTTAGCACCTGAAGTATTTGCTAATAATTTTTCTAGAAACTGTTCTGATGCTCGTCGTCCTACTATTATATCCGATGCCGACTCTAAAAAACATAAGGGAGAAGTTATGGTATTTCCTAGAGATAAAAAGGATGAGGATGGATATCCAAGCGATGGTGTAAATCAGAGAAAATATGTTTGCTTAAATCCAGACTACCCATATCCAGGTTTAATTGCAAATAATTTATCTAACTCTGCGCAATATCCATTCTTACCTTGTTGCTTTAAAACGTCTCAAAGTGATAAAAAAGGTGGAATATATAGAAATTATTATTTTGGAGAAACGGTAGAGATCAAAGAAAAGAAACAACAAGATCTTATCATTACCGATAAAATACTTGGATCTGCAAAGTATGGTCTTCTTCCCGAAAATTTACAAAAACTATTCAATATACTTGACCCACACTCCGAATATAAATATATTCGCCTTGGAGTTCACCGCAATAAAAGTAGCTTTCTTAACTCTGTAATGGTAAGTTTAAATAACGAAACAGCTATTCTTGAACTAGAAGATGAAGATGAACGCCTAGCTCGCTTATTACAAATAAAGGAAGAATTATCGGATAAAACGATGTTTCCTATGGCTAAACAATCGTGTTACGATATGACTGATAAAAATCTATCCTATTCTATCTCAGATGAAAATACCTATATGGATCCAAAATTATACTCTCAATTACTAGAAGGTTATTTTAACTGTAATATTTTTACGTTTAATAAGGATGGGATGTTTATGCCACGATTCACACAGGGATACTACAAAGAAAAAAGAAATGCAAATTGCGTATTTATCTATGAACATTGGGGAAGCGAATCAGATAAAGCAGTCTATCCACAGTGTGAAATTATCATTCGATGGAATACGAACAAGAAAGATGATACTCAGTATGTTTTTCCCTATGACCAAAAAATAAGTAAGAATATAAATAAAGTTTTTAAGATGCTGAATGAATGTTACTGTTTGAATGATAGAATAAAACAAACTGTTTTGCCTTTACCAGATAGTGTTAAAATAAAATCACAAACTGTTGATAATTACGGTAAGACACGGTGTTTAAACATCGTTTATAAAAATAAAGAATTAAGTATTTTGACAAGTCCGATGGCACCTTTGCCTGTTGAGATTTCTAGCGAAATAAATGAAACAGAAAAAGAGGTTGCTTTAGAATTTTTACAGGATCTAGGAGTTAAGCCTACAGGTCAGGTTTTGGAAAATCCATCCAAACGTATATTAATAAAGATTAATTCAGTTATAGGAAATGTAGATATTTCTATTCCGGTGAATAGGGATAAGGAATTAAGAGATGTTCCTGTCTTTTTTGGGATAAGACATTATGAAAATAAGTCTACATTAGAGACATTTAACTTTTACAAGAAAACAATTAGGTATATTACCGAATATTTACTATGGTTATTCTCTCGTTATTTACAGCTGAAAAATATTTCGGAAGTCACCGATTCTGTATTGGCTCGGTTTGCAAAGAAAACGCTTAAAATAGAAGAGAATCATGAGTACAAGACAGTTCCTAAAGTTTTTAGTCTGGATAATAGTATTGTAAGTGGTGGCAAACTAGTCGTAAAATCAGAAGAAATGGCTAAGCGACTTATGTATGTGTTAAAACTATACTCAATTCGAGATATGAAAACGTTAAGAGAATATCACGCTAGAAAAGGTATAAAACATTATTATGAAGATATAACTGATTTTGACTATCACTCAAATCAGGTGATTATACAGGGAGATGATGCGATAGATAAATGGCGACAGGAGAGTAGAATTAGTATAGATTTGGAGAATGGGATAGTAATTGGTACAAAATTACCTTATTTCTTCAGAAATAAACTTGTTGGAAATGAGATCTTTTTGGCTCAAAATACAAATAGTTTACAGTCTGCTCTAACCGTAGGAATCACTTGGCAGAAATCTGATTATAATATGGGAGTGGATGTGGTGAATATTGAAGATTATAAAAAATATAGTTTTATTCTGTATTCTTACGTGAATGAAAATGATATTGTCGAAAGAAAAGTAAGAGGAGAAGTTGAGACAAATATAAGAATACTTGGATATAAACTAAAAGGGACACCTAATTACACGGTGTTGTTAAATTTGGCGTAATTCTAAATTCTTAAAAATGAATTTAAAAACTTTAAAAAAGATGAAAAAAAATGCCACCGAAAAAGCAAGTATATACTAAGAAAGATCCTATTTCCCATGTGTTAGATCGTCCTGACACTTGGGTAGGGTCGGTAAGATCTCGTAATATTGAAGAATTTGTTGTTTTGGATGACGCTTATCATATTGATAAAAGGACTATTAATGTTTCTCCCGCTATTATTCGTATGTTTATTGAACCACTCTCAAATATCGTAGATAATGTAGCAAGAAGTAAGCTAAATAAAAATCCAACCACTAAGATTGAAATAGATATTGATAAAGAGAGTGGACAGATTTCATTTTGGAACGATGGCGATGTCGTTCCAGTAGAACGACATGAAACTGAAAAATGCTATAATCATACAATGATTTTCGGACAGTTACTAACAGGCTCTAATTATGATGATACACAAGAACGCGAAGATATTTCGGGCCGTAATGGCGTGGGTGGAAAAGCATGCCTCATCAAAGGTTCTCTCGTGCCTACTTTTTCCGGAAATTATGTCAAAGTTGAAGATATTAGAATTGGAGATATGTTAATTGGAGATGATGGTAACCCTCGTAAAGTTCTAGATACAGTAGAAGGTAATGGAAAGATGTATGAAATTTCTCAGTCACGAGGAAAGTCATATGTAGTAAATGAAAATCATATTTTGACCGTTAAGATGGCGGACCATAAAGTTATTTTTTGGAATACTGCTAAAAGTGGTTGGAGTGTACTTTGGTTAGATAAGAAAACAAAAAAGATTCATATGAAAAGTATTTCCTCCTCTATGCCCAAAATTATATGTCCTGAATGCAAAACAAATTTAACAGGTAACATAACACGTCATTATCGCCGTGTACATCCAGGCAAGGAATACACTTCTGAAAGACTTAAACCAACCATAACTCCTCCCGATACAGAAAAGAATAAAAAGGCGAAACAAGAATTAGAAAAATTTATTTCGGAAATACCAGACGATAATACCTTAGATATCAGCGTAAAAGAATATATGAATATGACTCCTACAACAAGAAGTCGTTTTTCTGGATTTATCGGACAGTGTGTTCAATGGGAAGAAAAGCCTGTAGATATCGACCCTTATGTATTAGGACTTTGGCTTGGTGATGGTTATCACACTGGCTATGGCTTTGTAGTAAATTGGGAAAAAGACCCAGAAATACTAGATTATCTGAATAAATGGGGAGAAAATAATGATATGATTTTTAGGAAACTAAAAAGGCCTATCGAATTCCATATCGATGGAACTAAACGAAAAGCACCTTTCAAAGCCCTTTTACAAAAATACAATCTAGTCAAAAACAAGCATATTCCCAAAGATTATCTTGTAAATTCTAGAAAAAATCGACTAGCCCTTTTAGCAGGTATTATTGATACAGATGGAACTGTTCAAAGTGATGGAACAAGAATTATAATCACACAAGGACTAAATCATACACAGTTGGCAAAAGATATAGTTTTTCTAGCCAAATCTTTAGGATTTACATGTTCAACACATATCATGAAAACACAATGGACACATAAAGGTGAACTTAGACGAGGAACTGCTATAAATATGAACATTTCTGGAGCTGGAGTTGAAGATATTCCTACTCGTCTTCCTAGAAAGAAATGTGTTGCACCTTCTAAAAAGGATGTATCTAATACTGGAAGTTTGAAAATTCGACAAGTCGAAGATGCAGATTTTGTAGGGTTTCAAGTAGACGGTAACAATCGTTTTCTTTTGGAAGATTTTACTGTTACGCATAACTGCAACATCTTTTCTAAAACCTTTACAGTTGAAGGTGCTGACCCCGATAATAAAAAGCTTTTTCGTCAAACATGGACAAACAACATGCGTAATCCTTCAGAACCGGTTATTTCCCCTTACAAAGAGAAGAAAGGATATACCAAGGTATTTTACAGGCTTGACTTCGCTCGTTTTGGAGTAGAAGGTTATACAGATGATATTATCAGTCTTTACAAGCGTTTAGCGGTTGATGCTTCTATGGTGACAAAGGTGCCTTTATTTTGGAATGGGGAAGAAATACCTGTTCATTCCTTGGTAGATTATGCTAAATTATTTTCAGGCGATGAGGCTGAAACTCTTTTTATAAAAACAAAAGATTGTGAAGTTGTAATTAGTAGTTCAAGCGAAGGAGAGTCGCAGACGATTTCCTTTGCTAACGGTATTTACACACCCTCTGGAGGTACTCATGTAGAAGCGTGGTCTGAAGCGATTTTCCGACCTCTTATCGACAAGCTAAATAAGCCGAAGAAACCTCAGGTAAATATTGGTGATGTAAAGAAGTTTTTCAGGCTTTTTGTAGTTGCAACTGTGAAAAATCCAGAATTTGATTCTCAGTCAAAGTTTAAGCTTGAAGCTCCTCAAATTACAGCGGAGGTTAAGAAGAGTCATATAGCTACGATTTCTAGATGGACGGTAATGGATAGATTAGAAGATATAATTAGGGCGAAAGAAATGGTTGTTCTTAAGAAAGCGGAAAGAAAGAAGAGAGGGTATGAGAAGGTGGAAGGTTTAGAGCCGGCGAATAATGAAGGAGGTAGTAAGAGTACGGAGTGTACGTTGATTTTAGTAGAGGGGCTTTCAGCTAAAACGTATGCTTCTTGGGGTATTCAGAGAGGAGCGTTTGGTAAGAAAGGTAGAGATTGGTTTGGAATTTTCCCACTTCGTGGAAAAGTGTTGAATTGTCGTAATGCTAAGCCAGTTACAATTTCTAAGAATAAGATTGTTACAGATATTATCAAAGCTTTGGGAATTCAGTATGATTTAGATTATTCTATTGAAGAAAATTATAAAAAGCTTAGATATGGAAGAGTGATGATTATTTGCGATGCGGATGTGGATGGTCATCATATTTCTGGGTTGATTCAGAATATGTTTCATGCGTTATTTCCGACTTTGTTGAAACGGCAAGTTCCGTTTTTAACATCTATGCAAACGCCGATTGTGAGGGTTTATTTAGGAAAGACAGATAAACTTTTCTATGATGAACAAGAATATAGAAAGTATGTTAAAACTCTAGATGGTAAAAAGATTAATAAAAAGTATTACAAAGGTCTTGGTTCATCGAATGAAGATGATGTCGCTGAAACTTTTGGTCAGAAACTTATTGAGTACAAAGAGGATGATCATACATTTGAGAATATGAATAAAGCTTTTAACACTAAGTTTTCTGATATGCGTAAGGAGTGGTTAGAGCATTATGATTCTTCTCAAACGGTTTTGAAATGGGATGGAAATAAGGAAGAGAAATTAGCTATTACGTTTTCAGACTATATTAACACTGAGTTGATTAAGTTTTCTTTGGATGATTGTAAGCGTAGTATTCCTAATATTATGGATGGTTTGAAAGAAGGTCATCGTAAAGTTCTGTATGTGTGTTTTCTGAATAATATTAAGCACACAGGTAAAACGATTAAAGTGGCACAGCTAGCTGGTATGGTTTCTCATAAGGCTGGCTATCATCATGGTGAGCAGAATTTAGAGGCTACTATGACCCATATGGCTAATGCTTATGTAGGTAGTAATAATATTCCTCTCTTATTTAGGGATGGACAGTTCGGATCGAGAGCAGAAAACGGCGATGATGCGGCTGCGGGACGTTATATTTGGACAAAGTTAGATGCGATGACGAGATATATCTTTAGGGAAGAAGATGATATGTTACTTGATTATATTGAAGATGATGGTGATAAAGTTGAGCCAAAGTTTTATGTGCCTATTATTCCGATGATTCTTATCAATGGGATGACGGGTATTGGTACAGGATGGTCATCTTCGATTCCTTCTTACAATCCGTTAGATATTATTTCGGCGATTAAAGTGTGGATAAATAACGGGCATAAGGCCTTTGATCTGACAGATGATATTAGTATTTCTCTGTTGCCAGAATTAACACCTTGGTATAGAGGTCATACAGGTGATATGACATCGGAAGGCGATGGTAAGTATACTACTTGGGGTCGTGTAGATTTGGATAATAAAGGTAAAGCGCATGTTTCTGAGTTGCCGGTGGGGATGTCTACAAGTAGTTTTGTAGATTTTTTGGAAGAGATGAAGGAAAATAAGCATATTTCTAACTACAAAAATCACTCTACACCGAAGGATATTAGTTTTACGATTACAGAGTCATCTGAGGGGATTAGTTGTGATGTAAACAATCTAAAGTTGTTTAAGCATATTCGAACGACTAATATGGTTGCTTTTACAGAAAATGGGGCTATCAAGAAGTTTAATAGTGCAGAAGAGATAATCGATAGTTTCTGTCAAGTTAGGTATTTGTATTATGTGAAGAGGAAGGAAAGAATTTTGAAGAATTTAGATAGAACTATTAAGATTCTTGGAAATAAGAAAAGATTTTTGCAGGAAGTTAGAGATGGTATTTTCAAGTTGTTTGAAGATGTGAAAGGAAAACGGCAGAGTAGAAAGACCGTTGATATTATTAAAGAATTGGAACAAACGGGATATGATAGAGATACGGACGGTGAAGAGACTGAAGAAGAGGATGGTGATGAGAACAGGAAAGGATATGAGTATTTACTGAGGTTACAGATTAGTAGTATTACAGCGGAAAAGATTGATAAGTTACATAATGATATAGCTAGTAATATTTCGGAGAGAGAAGAGTTAAAGGCGACAAGTGAGGATAAGTTATGGATTCGTGATTTGGAGGAGTTTGAGAATGAGTATGTAAAGTGGTTGCCAGTTATTAACAATGAGAAGCAAAAGAAGAAGAGGTAATATATAATATAATTTTATTATGATTTCATAATAAAATATTTATTTTTCTAGGTGTGATTTTGTTACAGAATTGTTTTCTAATAATTTTAAAAAGGAGTTTATGCCTCTGACAGTTTTCATGCCTTTTTCGTATAAAATTTCATCTATGGCTTTTTTATTGCTTATTATTTGGTTTATTTTTTCTTTTTCTCCGTCACGGTTAATAATTTCTTTTTGAATTGTAATTTCACCTGGAGAAGCAACACTCCAATATCTCCAAACTGTAATGTTTCGTTCATCTAGAGGTAATCTCATGTGGGATTTAAAGCGGGCTACACGGCCTATAGCTTGTATTGTTTTATTTATACGATTAGAAGATTCTAGAATGTGCATATGTCTAGCGTCTAGAATAGAAATGCCTTCAGCACCTGCTTCAGTTACTAGTAAAATTCTGATAATATTACCGTATTTATTTTTCTCGGAGTTAAAACGGCGGAGAAGACTTTTTCTCTGAGAATCATCCAAGTCTCCAGAGAAAATTTCGGAGCTAATCCCACACATGTTAAGAATATTTTTGATAAGGTAAACACCAGCTTTATCTTTAAAGATTGTAAAGAGGACGTGTTTTTGGTTTAGATGGGCTACTAGATTAGTTAAAAAGGCTGCAAATTTTGTAGAATATATTTTAGTTAGTTGACCGTCTGAAAACATTTTTTTATCTATCCAGCCTTGATTAGATACATCTGGTAGGTCTTGTAGAGGTTTAGGTATGTCTGGTTTGTCGTTGATTTCTTCGGGGTAAAAAAAGTTTGAAGCTTTTCTAGATAAGATATTTTTCTGAGCCATTGCATATAGCTTTTGTAACTGTTCGTATAATGCTGGTTTTTCATATTTTAGAGTTTCACGAGGAGGTCTAGATAACTTCTCTTCTTTCAGTTTTTCTTCCCAATAATTTAGTTCTTGTTGGTGGGTCATTTCTACTTTAATTGGTTCCACTTCTATAATTTCTGGAACATATTCTTCTCCAGCTCCAGGATAGTATGAAATAATTCCGTCTAATTTTCGTTTTATAAAAGTGGGATTTTTAGGTATTAATGTACCATCTTCATTGATATCAAATAATTTCATAAATATATGAGTATCTATACCAGTTTTTTTTCTTATTTCGGGAAAGGTTCCATCCGGCTTAAGTAAATTTCCTAAAAGAGCAAACTCATAAACAAAGTTGAAAATAGGTGTTCCAGAAAGTGCTAAAATTCTGCAGTTTGCTTTCGCTATCTTATCGTATATTAAGGTAGGATGTTTTGACTTATTTTTTGCACCATTGATAAGATTGTGAACTTCATCAATAATTACTAAAGAGTTATTAAAATCTGGAAGAATATTACCAACGCTATAATTATAAGTAATAAAAGTATACTTATCTTTTAGTGTTCGTTTATCATCTCCACATAACTGACAATATTCGTCTATCCATCCACTTCTTAAAGATCCTGGTGTTAAGACAAAAATCTTATCTACTTTCTTTTTCTTAAGCATTGTATCTGCTATGATTATACTTGTACACGTTTTTCCAGACCCTAACTTGTGGTATAATAGCATCCCTTTATATTTGCTCTTTAAAAAAGCCTGTAGTGTTTCTAGCTGGTGTTTAGTTGGAGTAAATGTTCCTTTTTTATCTTCAGTACATGATACATTATAAATTCCATCGGGCATTTTATTTAAGATAAGAATTTATTTTATATTATATATATCCAATAACTACACCAACCGCCATAATTAATAGTGCTATCCAACCTTTCAGAGTAACTTCTTCCTTTCTTATATATTTAATATAGACCATAAAAACTGTCCAATTTATAAGCTCTATTAATATGCTTAGTTGAAAAATAGAAAATACTGTATAACCTAAACTGTTAGCGGGAAGCATAAAAAGATATTCAAAAACGACAAATATCATCGATATAGAAAATCCAAAAAAGAAAGCATATTTACCGTCTATGTTAAAATACCATGCTATTGTCTGAAATATTGAACTTAATGTAAACAGTATAATAATTACTATTATAATCCATATATATTTTTTCTCCTTTTTTTCCGGTATACTAAATCCAATTGAAGACAACGCACCAGAAGGTTTTGCTTGTGTTACAAGTTCTGGTTTCTCAGATATTCCCCGTTTAAGCCCAAAGGGAACAAAAGTCTCTATCATTTATATAGGGAAATTTTATACTTCTAGTATAAAATCTAATTATTTAGGAGGTGGACCATTGTAAGCACTAACAAAATTTAGATAACATACCTTATCATTACCACACACAGGTTTACCTATACAATAAGCAGGAATACCTTCCGTTGTATCTTCCTTCACCTTCTCCTTTGAGAACTGTTGCTTTTTCTGCACGTTATTAGCAACCTCTACAACGAAATTACGAATCTCATTCTCATCCGAAGGACCTTTATACACCATAAAAGGTTTTCCATTAATATACAATACTATATACGGCACATACTTAATAGGCGCTATCGTATTCTGAGAAAGTTGAACGACAGCTTTATTAGTACTGACATTAATCATACCAAATTGACATCCATTTATAGTACCAGGGAGTCGCTTAAAGATAGGTATAAAACTCTGACAGTAAGTACAGAAAGTAGAATAGAATAAAATCAGGGAAAAGCCAGGTATATTATGGCACATAATGTCGCCTTTGCTTCCTTTTTGAACATTGAAGTCTTCGCTAGTTAGAAAAAGAATAGGTCCACTCATATTTATTCTACAAAGAAACTATTATTTAAACTAAATTTCTAAAATTACCTTAAAAAATATTAAAGAAAATAAATATGGAACCTCAAGAAAAAATTATCACAGATCTAAAGATATACAATCCCAACGATTTTCCATTCGGACCCCTAAGCAACATCGCTAATCACGAAATGATCATAGATTCCAAACGTTGGCCCACTGTAGAAAATTATATCCTATCTAACATGCTTATAACACCCCTCTATCGTCTAGCTCTTCAAAACGCACCTATAAAAGGCAAACACCAGAATACAAACATCGAAGAAAAAGTAAAACAAATGGTCGCTTGCGTTCAAACTCTACAACGCCGTTACTTAAACAAAGAAGAACTAGAACATATTCGCAAAAATGTCACAGATGAAGTAGCCATGCAAAAGATGGATATCAGAAACTTATACCATCACTACTTAACACAAGAATACATGAACAACTTACGCACTGCCACAGAAAAAGCCTACAATGCCAAAATATCAGAAAATAAAGAGTTAGAAGAAGCTCTCTTAAGGACAGAAAATAGACCTATAATTTACGTCAGTAATAATGAAATTCTAGGAATAGGCAAAGATAATAATGGCCTAAACTTTATCGGAAAAACTCTAATGCAAATAAGAAACAATATTCACAGAAAAATTATAGTAAAACAAAAAGAAGACGAAGAAAACGAAATACAAAATAAAATTTTCGACGCCTACAAAGCACGAGTCCTAATCACTAAACTACTAGCGGAAAGAAACGACTTGAAAACATACATCGGAAAAACAGCATCTCAAGTTGTCGAACACTATCTAGAAACTCACCAAACCGAAAATCTAGATACTCTAGGTCTATCCGAAACGGTCAGAAATGCCGTTATGGATATGTATAAACGCGGACAACTACCCATCGTAGAAAAAGAACTACAACAACCAGGTTATATGGTATTTGCCGCTAGAAGAGACAAACTCCGTGATCTCAAAGAACGTCTAGAACGAGATAAAGCAAACATCATTCTTAACGCATACACATGCCATATGATAAGAAAAAAATACCCACTTCTACCAGAAGAAGACGTACAAAAAGCTGCCGATCAACTCTCGTTATTAGCTCCATCCGCCGAAAAATACCTACAACTTCGCAATAAAATTGTAGAAATGTACTTTAAAGGTGAATTTGGAGACGAAATTAGAAAAGATATAACTTTTCCTAAAATAACAGAAGAAGACATAAACGAAGCCGAATATATGGCGAAACAAAAAGAAATGGAACAAGAAGAAGACTCCGACAATTCCAGCAAAGGCAGCGATGATAACCCCATAAAACAACTATTACACGAAGACGATAGTAAAACACATAAATTTCTACTAATTCAAAAGCTACAAAAATACACCGGAAAATCCGCAAAGATTTACAAGAAATTATCCCTAGAACAACTCAAAGATAAACTAGATCGATACGAACACGGTGTTGATAAACCGGAAGAAATAGCTGGAAAATGGGTAGTCAAGATTAAACACAGAAATAACCGCGTCGAAGTCATCCATACCACATCTGGAATTAAACCCTCCGAAAAAGAAATAAAAGAAATTCTAGAAAAATACAATAAAAATAGAGATATTCCCGTGCTTTACACACAAGTATCTGTTAAATGGGAAAGCAACGTCGAACCGGAACCTGCTGAACACAAAGTTACATTTAGCGACAAAGTATTTATAAAATATATTGGAAATCCAGTTGAAATACATTCGGAAAAATCTGGAGAACTAGAGGAACTATCACCACTATTTATTAAAACATTCTTTGTAGATGGCCTATCTTATCCATCCGTAGCCATATACAATACAGCAATGCTTCTTACACACACTGGAATCTCTATGGATATGAAAAATAAAACCATAAACAAACGAGGAATCCCCACTGCAAAAGCTAGACAAATGTTAATTAAAAATAACTCATTTGTAACTCCAGATGAAGCCAATAAAATATACATAAATATAGATTTTGAAACACACAAAAATCTAGAAGAAATATACGCTCGTATAGGCATGATGAAAAAATTCGAAGATATCGGATTATTACAACTTCTCGCCTTGACAGCCGACTCAAAGCTTATCTATAACGACAAAAATAATATCGTTCTCGGCGTAGGAACTACAGAACATAAAGGTCTTAATATCGTTGGAAAAATCTTAACAGAACTCAGACAAGAAGTAATCGAAAATCCAGAAAAATATTTCCCAGATGTTAATATACCCACCGAAATTTCAGAACTAATATTCACCGATACCTTCCTAAAGTCTTGGCTACAAATGCGTCTATCAGATATGTGCTCCCTAGTGACTAAAATACAAACATATCTTTTAGAAGTAGGAAAACAACCAGAAGATATCACCGATCACATGGTAACCTTTGTCATTAATCTTATCTACAAACCTTGCAGCCCTATATCAGCTTTAAGTAAAGATAATATAACTCCTGTGCCAGAAGAATTTATAAATATGGTCAAAGAATGCCAGTTATTACCAGAAAAACTTTCGCGTGATTACGAAAAAGAAATAGAAGAAATTAGAAAAGAAAAAGATGAATACATAAATAATTTCTATAATATTACCACCATCAAAGAAAATAATTATAAACAAATACTATCCGGAGAAAGATTCGCAGCCCTCATGGAATCATTCCTCAAAACATCACCCTCTAAAGAACAAATAGAAAAATACCAAGAAAGTCTATTACAGGAATTCGAACGTGATATCACATCAGAAAAAGTAAAAGAAAGTTTCGAAGAAAAACAAAGAGAAGAATGGATAGAATTTCTAAAAGAAATATTAAAGCCGAAAAAACCTTACTCAAAAATATATAAATATATGAAAGATTTAAGAATAGAACAACAACGAAGATTAGACTCTTTAACACAAAAAGAAGACATAGAAACCCTAGAAAAAGAATTTCGAAAACAAAGAGAAGAAGAATGGCTAAAATTAACAGAACCTGTTCTAGACCTAAACGAGCGACAGAAAGCTATATACGACTTTAACAAAAAACAAATAAAAGATCGTCTTATACACTATGGCATCCCCGAAAAAATTAAAAAAGAAGATATAGCTCAATATCAAGAAAAAATTAAAAAATTCACTGAACGTATTAACAGAATCAAAGGAGAACAAAAAGATGAAATTAAACACCTTCAGTTCGTTATCCAAGATATCTCTCAAATATTCTGGAACTACCTTTCCGTTCTCATACAATTCGCCGTTAACAGACTAAAAAATAAAACTCAACGATCCATCCGAGAAGCTATCGTAAATTCCGAACTTGTCATCTCCGGGAAAAATACATGCGAAAATATACCTGTAAATCTAGCAGACTCTCAAGATAACTGCATCGCTTCCGCTTTAGCTAATATTCTCTCCGGAATACAATCATTCAAATACCAATACGCAGAAGACATCCCTTTCGGTAAACACGATATCGATCTAGCAACCGGTATAATAATCGGAAAAGAAGTAAAATACGACAAATTACCCGAAGGAGATGATGTTAAGATTGACCCATTCAAAGATGACCTATTCATAGACGTCGACAAGTTTAATGAAGATGAAGAAGACGACAGAGAAGACGACAGAGAAGACGACAGAGAAGACGACAGAGAAGACGACAGAGAAGACGACAGAGAAGACGAAGAAGAGGACATAGGTTTCCCAGAAACATTCGACGAACTAGAAAGAGAATCTTTTACATTTGGAATGAAAAAATCACTAAATGAACCAACAGAAGTAAAAGAACAAGTCAGAATGATTTTACGAGAAATAGTTAATAAAGAAATTCCAAACCTAGACTCCCTCGTAATAGAATTCTTAAAAGCTATTGAGAAAATCAAAACCTCCAAACTCTCAGAAAAAATTAAACTCAATCGCATCAACTTCTTTGCAACCTTAAAAGTATAACAAATTAAATTATTAAATAATTTAATTTCTCACTTATCTTCTAGATTTTCTAGAGGACTTTCTAGATTTTCTAGCCGACTTTCTAGGCGACTTTCTAGGCGACTTTCTAGATTTTCTAGCCGACTTTCTAGATTTTCTAGATTTTCTAGAGGACTTTCTAACTTTTCTAGATTTTCTAGAGGACTTTCTAAATCCATATGTCGTCGCACCTAAAAGCTGTACTACTTTTTTTCGTACATCAGGTCCCAGGTTAGGTAAAGGTTTACCTTCATGTGTTCTACCTTCATTCATAGTCTTGTCAGTAAGGATTATCATTTTACTGTTCCATTCATTTATTGTTATCAGTATATCTGGTTCTATTAATTTCTCATACATACCTTTTACTCTCATATATTTTCTATATTTAGGGCCTTCCGAACCGTCATCTCGCGGATGTGGTATATTGCCAATATAAATTCTATAAAGTTGATTAAAAAAGTTATTTTCAAGCTCTTTTCTTATAGGTTCAACGCCATATATTGGACATAAAAATATTATAAATTGTCTTATTTCTTTTTCTTTTAAAAGTCTTATTACTTCTTCTTCAGATGGGATGCGGCCTCCTCTGATGGGAAATTCATCTATTACAGCTCCAATCACATCCAACATGATTTGCCGTAAACCACTATATTCACCCAAAGAAATATACTGAGAAATATGAGGTTTTAGTTCGTTAAATTCTTTTTCTAACATTTCAATAGTTAACTTTTTAGCGATAAAATATGCTACTAATTTTTTTTTAAAATTATTATATTGGGTGTCAAACTCTAATAATTTTTCGTCAGCCATTTTTTATCTTTAACAAGAAAAAAAAATAAAACAATCTATTCTGACTTTCTTGCTGACTTTCTAACTTTTCTAGAGGACTTTCTTGCGGGCTTTCTAGAGGACTTTCTTGCTGACTTTCTTGCTGACTTTCTTGCTGACTTTCTTGCTGACTTTCTTGCTGACTTTCTAGAGGACTTTCTAGAGGACTTTCTTGCTGACTTTCTAGAGGACTTTCTTGCTGACTTTCTAGAGGACTTTCTAAGGGACTTTTTACCTTTTCTAGTCGACTTTCTAGTCGACTTTCTAAAACTAGCACCAGCACCAGCACCAGCACCAGCACCAGCACCAATACCAGAAAAATCTCCAACTAAACGTTTTAAATCACTTGGTATATATGGATTTCCTTCTTTATCTAATAATATTTTAATACTATACATTTTTTTACGTTCCCATTCATGTATTGTTTTCGATATAAATGGTAGAATTATTGTATTGTATTCGTCTTTTCTAGATTCTTTAGGTGTTATCTGTAAAAATTTTTCTCTTACTATCACAGGGTTGTATACATCACATAAAAATTCTATACACTTTTCAAGTACATATGTGCCATTTGAGTAGAAGACTGGAAGAATATCATTTATAATTTTGTCGATAGAAATGTTATTTTTTAGTGTGTTATTATATTCTGATATTAAAGTTTCTCTAGTTATCTCTCC